CAACACAGGGCCGCAATGCGACCACGGAAGCGTCGGCTATGTTGCCCGCTGGTGAAGACTACATCACCGTTATTTACCGGGACATGAACAGAGCGGTGGAAAACGGTCAGGAGCCGCTTGATTTTCTCCGCAGCACAAGGGTGCATACAAATGCACTTATTGGACATGACCCCGGTCTGTTTGGCTTCATAACCGAAGCGTTTGACGATATTCCGATGCAGGCGACGCACGAGTCCATTCCAGCGATGGTCGGTCGAAACATGCAGCACCGTATCATGAATGACGTGACCGACGCGCTTGAGGCAGAAGTGCCGACACGCACACCCGAAGATGTCAGCAAGCAGGATATGGACGATTACATTGACGGTTTGGGGGTGTCGGAGGAGCGCAAAGAAGAGTTGATGAGAACCTTTGAGCGGTGGATTACCACCGTCAACAACCCGAGTGACCCACAGGCGTACCGCCCCGGCACTCCGTTCTCTGGCAAAAAGTCGGACGTGTACTTTTATCAGTTTGCTCCGCGTTTGATTTTGAAAGAAGCCCGGAAGAAGGGACTTGAAGGCGTCATCTTCACCAACTGGGAAGATTTGGCAGACGTGCCTGGTCGCCCGAGCCGAGAAATTATGAAGGAGATTTACGACTCACACGTTAAAAAAGGCTTGGCACAGGCCGTAGGCTCGGAAAATGTTGTGGAAATACCGACCATCAAGGTGGGTCAAGAAGATTTGCTGCACAGACATACAGGACGCCCGCACAGACCTGCTCGTGCTGTTTACTTTGGGGATGGACCCTTGGGCGCGGACTTTGATGACAAGCTCATTCGCCGTGCGAAGGGTGGCCCCGTAGACTTACGGCCTAAAAAGCTGATACACTCCGGCATCGGCGCTATGGCACGACAGGTGATGTGATGGGCAAGCTGAAAAACAAGCAAATTGAAGAAGAGGACAAGGAACTCGAGGAGCTTCGCAAAAAGTTCTACGATCCCGGTCCGGGTGAGACTGATTATTCCGAGCAGATGACGTTTGAGCAGTACATCAAGCGTATTGGCCCCCGTAAAGCAAAGGGTGGTATGGTCAAGGGTTTTAGCCCGATTGCTCGTCCGCAACGATTCAAAGGCGTATTTTAATGGCACTTCCTCCGCAGATGGTTGATATGGCGATGGGAGCCGGTGGTCCGGCGACCGAGATGCCTGAAGAGTTGATGATCGAACTTCCCGAGGAGAACATGCTCCCCGACGGCATTGAGCTTGCCGGCATGGAAGAGTTGGTCGAGGTTCAGGCCGAGATGTACGACCACAACGCAAACCTCGCGGAGATTCTTGACGATTCTGTTCTTGGCACGTTGTCTTCCGAGCTTCGTGACAAGGTTGACGACGATAAGGAGTCGCGCGAGGATTGGGAAGAAGCGATATCCAAGGGCTTGAAGTTGCTTGGTGTCAACTATGAAGAGCGCAATGAGCCGTTCCTTGGCGCGAGTGGTGTGCATCATCCACTGCTGAGTGAGGCTGTCACGCAGTTTCAGGCGCAGGCGTACAAGGAAATGCTGCCTGCTGGTGGACCAGTGAAGACGCAGATCATTGGCGCGGCCAATCAGGTGCTCGAGGATCAGGCGCAGCGCGTTAAGGACTTCATGAACTACCAGATTACGGAGATCATGGAGGAGTATGACCCGGACACGGATCAGATGTTGTTCTATCTGCCGCTGACGGGTTCCACATTCAAGAAGGTCTATTTCGATGCCGGCAAGCAGCGGGCTGTTTCGAAGTTTGTCCCGGCGGAGGATTTGATCGTTCCGTACTCGGCGAGTGACTTGAACACTGCCGAGCGTGTTGCACATGTGGTACGCATGACCGAGAACGAGCTTCGCAAGCTACAGGTCGCTGGCGTGTATCGGGACATTGATCTTCAAGCAGGAGATGAAGACGATGAAAGCTCGATTAGGCAAACTGGTAACGAGTTGCAGGGTGTCCGTCCATCATATGGTGACGATGTTCACACACTACTTGAAATCCACACAGAACTCGATCTCGAGGGCTTTGAAGACATTGACGAGGGTGGTGAGCCTACAGGGGTTAAACTCCCTTACATTGTCACTCTGGATGAAGATTCAGGTCAGGTTCTCTCGGTGGTGCGAAACTATCGGCAGGCGGACCCGCTTCGAAGAAAGCGACAGTACTTTACTCATTTTAAGTTTCTGCCTGGGTTTGGCTTTTATGGCTTTGGCCTGCTTCATACTATAGGTGGACTGTCTCGTGCAGCGACTTCTATCCTTCGTCAGCTTATCGATGCAGGCACTCTTTCGAATCTTCCTGCTGGCTTTAAGGCTCGTGGTGTTCGTATTCGCAACGACGATGAGCCGCTGTCTCCTGGCGAGTTCCGTGATATTGATGCTCCCGGTGGTGACCTTCGGAATGCTCTTATGCCCCTTCCATACAAGGAACCTTCTGGGACACTTGCTCAACTACTGGGCGTTATCGTCGATTCAGGAAGACGGTTTGCCCAAGTCGCCGACGCAAAGATTGCGGACACTAACGCACAAGCACCCGTCGGAACCACAGTTGCACTGATCGAGCAGGGATCGAAGATCATCTCCTCGATTCACAAGCGTCTCCACTACGGTCAGAAGCAGGAATTCCGCCTTCTCGCCGAAGTGTTTGCCGACAACCCGATGCCATACCCATACTTCGTCGGGCAGAACATTCCGCCGGAGATTATGCAGCAGGACTTCGATGGCCGTGTGGACATCCTGCCAGTGTCGGATCCGTCGATCTTTTCGATGTCGCAGCGCCTGTCGCTGGCACAAACACAGATGCAGTTAGCATCGCAGGCTCCGCAGCTTCACAATCAGTATGAAGCCTATCGGCGCATGTACGATGCACTGGATGTGAAGAACATCGACGCTATCTTGCCGCCTCCGCAACCGCCGCAGCCTGTTGACCCGGCAACGGAGAATGCAAACGCTGTGAAAGGTGCGCCACCGCAGGCGTTCCCAGATCAGGACCACGAAGCGCACATCATGACACATGCTATGTTCTTGTCTTCGCAGGTTGGCGCCGCCAACCCGCAGGCATTCGTGTTGCTGCTGTCACACGTTCAGGAGCACATTGGTATGTTGGCGCGTGATCAGGTTCTGGCATTCTTCCAAGAAGCTGCCAAGCAGGCTATGGCCGCAGGTGAGCCGGTGCCGCAGATCGCGCCAGACCTTGTCGAGTCTACGGTGGCGCAGCAGACCAGTCAGATTATGCGTGAGATTATGCCAATGCTTCAGCCTGCACAGCAGCAGGATCCGCTGGTGGCTATCCGTCAGCAGGAACTCGAGAACTCGCAGATGGAAGTTCAGCGCAAGATGACGAACGACCAGATGGACTTCCAGATGAGTCAGGCCAAGCTACAACAGGCTTTTGAATTAGCGCAGCAGCGTCAGGCGCTTCAGTCCGACATTGCTGAAGCACGGAACGATGTCAACGTATACCGCATCAACACACAGGCTGCATTGTCGAGGAACAAATGATCCAAGCATTGATTGGACCTATCGCCTCTCTGGCTGGCACTTGGCTAGAGGGCAAGGTAGAGAAGACCAAAGCGGAGACCGGGGCCAAGGTGGCGCGGGCCAAGGCCGAAGCTACAATTATGGAAAAGAAGGCTACGGGCGAACTCGAGTGGGATCTCGAGATGGCTCGTGGCAGTCAGTCTTCGTGGAAAGACGAGTGGCTCGTAATTCTGTTTTCTGTCCCACTCGTTTTGAGCTTTGTGCCGGGAATGGAAGAGGTGGTTTCAAATGGATTTGCACAGTTGGAGAAAATGCCGGATTGGTATCAATATAGCTTGGGCGTTATTGTTGCTGCTTCTTTCGGTGTACGTTCTGCTGCCAAATTTTTTGGGGTAAAGTAATGGGCATTATGTGGGACATGCACAACCGAACAACCGAAGAACAGGCAAGGATCAATCGTGGCCGAAGTAACAATGGAAAGATTTCTGCGGTGGAAGATACTGCCGCGTCTGATGATGATAATGATGTCGATCTCGGCATGGCGAGTGGTGGAGTGGTTCATGACTCTGTCGGATCCGACGCCAGCGCAAGCGGGTCTAGTGAGTGTAGTCACGGGGGCCATGACCGGTGCATTTGCGGTATGGCTGGGGCACGAGAAGGAGAAGTAAGTGGCACGACCACGGATTAGGCAGTTTGCTGACGACTTGGGAATAAGTTATGATGAGGCCAAGAACCTCATCGAAAAGGGCCGTAGTCGCAGAGATGGCGGCGCACAGGTATTGGAGAGACACATGCGTAAGACACCAGCTACGCCTAAAAAGAAAAAGAAGCGCAGCCCCGGTAAGGGCGTAACTGCCGGTCGCACTCCTGGAGGAAGCTTATATGAAATTCCCGGCACTCCGTATTATGCGGACGATGAGCAAATGGAAATTCTTCGTCGTCAGTCTCCTCCCAAGAAAGCCAAGAAAGCCATGGGCGGCTCACAGGTTGGCGGCATGACGGTTGAGCAAGTGATGAAGGTAATCGAGGACGATACCAAGCTCGGGACTAAAGAGTTTCCGTTGAACCGTGAAGAGCAGCCGCAGTCGCGTGGCGGCGGCAAGGCCATTCAAGGCACCAAGTTCACTGGGGTTAAGTAAATGGCGACGTTTCGCACTGATCCAAATACCGGTCGCGCTGTAATTAGCGAAGAAAACCGAGTAGATCGTTCTGGGTTAAGTGGTAGGCGTGGAAGCACTGTTCAAAGCAGAACTAGCGGCGGACCAAATCAATCTGACGGTCCAACAGGTGGATTTGGTCCGCCCGTTGGATTTGATTTTGGCACTGGAACCGCCGCAGGCACTCTTAGCCCGCAAGAGTTTATGAATGTTACTGGGCGTACGGCGACAAATCCTTATGGTAAACAAGGATTTTTTAGCCGCGTCTTTGGCCTTGATCCCAGTAAAATAGATTACACGAACAATTTTGGTCAGAATCGCGGAGAGTCGCAAGGAATTATGGCGACTCTGAACAACAGAGCATACAACGCATACTTGAACCCTGTTGATCTTTCTACGGGATTCGTAAACCCAATGCTCGATGAGGGATCACTGACTAGGTTTGGTCGAGTAGAACGTGATCCTAATCTCAGGCAGGGTATCGGTGGTTTTGGGTTGCCAGCAGTAATATCAAATCTATTTGATCGCAGTGATCTCGTAGTTCCGGGGCAACCCGCTAGTGATGCGCGGCGGCAGGACATTGGAATCTTCGATTTTGAAACGCCGAGAAACATGGATGAGTTGATTTCTTCGGCGCTTGGAGAACAGGCACCTAGAAGTGTTGATGGATTGACTGATCTTGAAGCTTTCGAGCCGTTTACTACTGATGACGAACGAGTGACTGAAGACGCTGTTCGTTATGAAACAGTGTCTCAATTTTCTCCATCGACGGGTTTTATCAGGCCAGATGACGCAATGCCCACAGTAGCCGACGTAATTCTTGGCGACTTGCAAGGACCACCCGCTTTCATAGAAACAGGACGAACTCCTGTTCGAACCGTTGGCAGAGGTGGACAACCGTTAGAGGAGGTTACAGGTCGACTTGATTATCCGGGAACCACAAATGATAGACGTGCTCAAGGAGTTGTGGTAGCAGGCACGACGCGCACCCCTAGAAATGTGGCTCCAAGCGACAATCAAAGATATGTCACCGTAGATGGACGAATTTATGATCGTGAATTAGATGAGTTTTTGCCGGCGGCACCTGCTGTACAACAAGGGATAGGCACAGGCGATACGGGTTCCGCATCAATGACCGCAGTAGGTCGTGGTCCAGGGGCGGTATCTGGAGAAATATCTG